CTGGTCCAACCGGACCACAGGGTGATCAGGGTATCCAAGGTCCAACAGGTCCAACAGGTCCAAAGGGTGACGAAGGTGATCAGGGTATCCAAGGTCCAACCGGACCGACAGGGCCGCAGGGTGCTGCCTCCACCGTCACAGGCCCAACCGGACCGACTGGCCCAACGGGTGCCGCTTCGACAGTGACTGGTCCAACCGGACCACAAGGTGATCAGGGTATCCAAGGCCCAACCGGACCGACAGGCCCACAGGGTGACGAAGGTGATCAGGGTATCCAAGGTGCAACTGGACCGACAGGCCCAACGGGTGCTGCTTCCACCGTCACAGGCCCAACGGGCCCGACTGGCCCAACGGGTGCCGCCTCCACCGTCACAGGCCCAACCGGACCTACCGGACCGCAGGGTGCCGCTTCAACAGTCACGGGTCCAACCGGACCGACAGGTGCAACGGGTGCTCCTTCCACAGTGACTGGGCCAACCGGACCGACAGGCCCAACCGGACCGCAGGGTGCCGCCTCCACCGTCACAGGCCCAACCGGACCGACAGGCGCGGCCTCCACGGTCACTGGACCAACAGGCCCAACTGGTGCCACCGGACTGCACACCGGATTAAAATACTCGTTCTCGACGGATGTTGCCGCAAGCGATCCGGGCTCAGGTGTGTTGAAATTCAACAACGCAAGTCCAGCCTCAGCGACGATCCTTTACATCTCTGAGACAGACGGCAACGCAGTTAACGTAGCAGCACAGCTGGCAACTTGGGACGACTCGACAACCACAGCTCTACGCGGAACCTTGGTCATCACCAAGGAGACTGACCAGAGTGTGTTCTACGTTTATTCAATCACGGCAGCGTTGACCGACTCCGGCACCTATGATCGCTTTACGATTGCCTACGTCGCTGGCTCTGGTACATTAGCAAATACTGATCCAGTTAGAATTCATTTCACGAGAACTGGGAACCAAGGCACAACAGGCACCACAGGTGCTAGGGGTATTCCGGGTTCTGAATGTGAACTCTATACCTTCAACGCGACAACAACTGATGCCGATCCGGGCAGCGGGATTGTCCGTCTGAACAACGCAACCTTGTCGTCAGTTACAATGGCGTATGTTGATCTGTTGAACGGCTCTGGTGCTGATGTCACAGCATGGTTGGATTCGCTTGACGACTCGACAAGCCCTAACAAAGCTATTCTTCGTATCTCCCGTAACGATGCAAGCGGAACAAACTTTGCCTATTACTTCATCACAGGGGTGACAACAGCAACAGGCTACAGAAAACTTAGTTTAACGTATATTGCAGCTGCGGGTTCTTTGAACACAACAGCAAGCAATACGGCTCTTAGTATCGCCCGTATTGGTGATCTGGGAGCCACAGGGTCAACAGGCACGACGGGTGCAACTGGCCCGACTGGCCCAACAGGTGCTGCCTCCACAGTAACTGGCCCAACAGGCCCCACTGGACCAACGGGGGCAACGCAAACTGGTATTCCTCAAAATAGTAAGAGTACAAATTATACGTTAGTGTTAGGCGACGCGGGTAAGCATATCCTCCACCCCTCAGCTGATACAACAGCTAGAGTATTTACTATTCCTGATAACTCCACTGTGGCGTTCCCTGTGGAAACAGCCATTACTTTTGTTAACCAAAATGGGGCTGGCGATGTAACTATCGCCATTGGTTCTGATACAATGAGGCTAGCTGGCTCTGGTGTGGAGGGTGATAGAGTTTTAGGTGAAAACGGCATAGCAACAGCCTTAAAAATTACCTCTACTGAGTGGATTATCTCTGGAGTGGGGTTAACCTAATGGCTATTCACCAGCTATTACTAAGCACAGTTATTATCCCAAGAATTTCAATATTTTTGACAACAACCGGGGCTGGTAACTGGATTGTTCCTGATAACTGGAACCCTAATGATAATTCTATTGAGGTTATTGGGGGTGGCGGAGCTGGTGCAGCAGCAGGGGCAACCAATTATGCTGGTTCTGGTAGTGGGGGAGCTTATTCAAAGATAGTCAACCAGACACTTACTCCGGGGGACTCCATTCCCTACAACGTGGGCCCCGGAGGTAGTTCCGTTTCAAACGCTAGCACGGGGGTAGCTGGCCCAGCGGGTCAGGATACATGGTTTGGACATGCTACTTATGCTTCGTCTTTAGTTGGGGCTAAAGGTGGTGTTGGTGGAATTCTTTTCCCAAATACACTTTCTGCGTCTACTATAAATGGTGGTCAGGCATCTGATGGGATAGGAACAGTAAAATTTAGTGGCGGTGCCGTCGGCCCCGGTTTATTGGGTGGTAACCTTACAGGTGGAGGAGGCGCAGCTGGTCCTGATGGGGATGGGGATGATGGAGTTCAAACAGCAGGTGTTGTAGGACTTAGGGGGTGCGACGGTGGACAAGGTGGTAACTCTTCGGGTGGTGTCGGAGGTATAGGGTCAGGTACAGGTAGCACCGGGGGAAATGGCGGCGACGGTTTAGAATTCGACCCTCATGGCTCGGGGGGTGGAGGTGGATCATGTGCGCCATCTTCTGGGACTGCTACCGGAGGAAACGGGGGGCGTCATGGGGGAGGTGGAGGAGGAGGCTCTGCCTCTGGATTTGCTACGGGTATTTCCGGTAAAGGTGGAGATGGTATTATTGTAATAACCTACACTCCTTCATATGCTAAACTTCTTCCAGTCCTCGAGTATTTAGGAACAGGCAGCAACCAAGTTCAAGGCTCAGCTGGCACTGTGACTTTTAACTCTATCCCTTTTGGCACAGCGACAGTAGATAGACTTATCATTGTCTGCATTCACTCAGCTGGTTCTGGGAACCCCACAATCTCAAACTGTACAATCGGGGGTATCACAGCAACAGCGGTCACAGTCCAAGCTACAGGAAGCAACACTAACATTCGTTTATATCAAGCCGTGGTTCCTACAGGGACTTCTGGAACAGTTACGTATGATTTAAGTGCCGCATCCCCCCAAAATAACATCGGGGTATGGTCTATCAAGAATTTACTAAGTGTTAGCCCAGTTGCCACGAGTGTGGTTAATGGATCGACAACTTCATCTAGGACTATAACCCTATCTGATATCTTAAATAACGGGGTAGCAATTTTTGGGGCAGAAACAACCTCTGCAACCACATTTGACAACGGTGTGACTACAAGATACTCCTCAAGCTCCTTTGATAACTCAGGTGGAGATATGGTCTCTGTAGCGAATATGGTTAGGTTTCAGACAGCGATATCTTCAAGGGCGGTTGCTGCGGCAAGTTGGAGATAAGAGTATGATTGACTTATCAAAGTAATAAAGGTATAAACCTCTCATGGATAAGAAATTGAAAATTGCAGTTTATACCATTTCCAAAAACGAAGAGGCTTTCGTTGACCGCTGGCTGTCGTCGTGCTCTGATGCCGACTTCATTATGATGGCCGACACTGGTTCAACAGATGGCTCCGTCAAGAAGCTGGTGACCGCTGCATCTGCAATGGGTATCACTCACAAGTGCTTCTTCTCTTCTATCTCAATTTCCCCTTGGCGTTTTGACGATGCCCGTAACGCATCACTGGCCCTAATCCCCGACGACATTGATATCTGCATCTGTCTTGACATGGACGAAATCCTTGTTGACGGCTGGAGAGAGATCGTCGAACAGACGTTCAAGCAACACCCTTCGACAACCCGCCTCCGTTACCCTTACGTGTGGAACTGGATTGAGGGAAAACCCGGTGTGACTTATCACGCCGATAAGATTCACACACGCCACGGTTACCGTTGGAAATCTCCGGTACATGAGGTTCTTGTCCGTGACAGGCGTTGTTCTGAAGAGGTTCAGACTTTTATTCATACCTGTTTGATTGAACACCACGCGGACAGCAGCAAGCCTCGCTCTCAGTATCTTCCGCTAATGGAACTGGCCGTCAAGGAAGACCCGAATGACGACAGGATGGCTCATTACTATGCCCGAGAGCTTTATTACTATGACAGATACGCTGAATCCTTTACTCAATTCCAACGACATCTGTCATTAAACCCCGGCTTCTTGGCTGAGGTTGCGTCGTCGCACCGCTACATGGGAGACTGTGCGTGGGCGATGGGAATGTCAGACGTAGCCATCACTTGCTTCCTTAACGCCAACGATGTTGTAGAAACGCGTGAGGGTCACGTAAAGCTGGCTCAGGCATTCAGAATGCTCGGAGACTGGGAACAATGCCGTCTTTCCTGCCTCCGTGCACTGGAGTTCACCGAGCGTTCCAGCTCCCATATTAACGATCCGGTAGCATGGTCAGAGTGGCCGAACATAATGTTGCGCGAATCTGAACGAAATTTATTTAAACCGGAAGAATAATTCTGTACACTTAAATCTTGGTATTCAGATAAATCTAGGGTATATTAGACGAATGAGCAAACGTGTTGAAATTACTCCGAATTTACAGAAGCGTATCCGTCTAGCACTGGCTGACGAGAGTGTTGATACCTCGCAATTCGTTGTTTATGAAGCAAAATTGCTGAGTACAGAGCCGATTTCACAGGCTGGTTTCTATGACAAAGCTCGTGTTTCTGTCTCTACCCTGCGCGAAATGGAAGCGCACCTGAACAAAGAGGGCTCTGCAGTCCCACTGATGGTCATGCACCAAACCCGTGGTTTGCTCCCAGTCGGTAAAGTTTTCTCTGCTAAAATGCAGAACATGTCAAATGGTGAAGTCGAACTCCGTGGTCAATTCTTCCTCCCTTCAAATGAAGTTGAACTGATCACAAAGATTGACACCTCTGTCGTTGATGAAGTGAGCGTTGGTTTGTTGTCTCAACACGCGTTTTGCTCCGAGTGTAATTTCGATTACTTCGGTACGGAAGCATCATCCGAGAATTACTGGACCCTAACGTGTAACGAGGGTCATACTATTGGCCAAGATGGCACTCACCTCCGTTTGGTGGGTATGGAAGATTGGGCAGAACTTAGCCTTGTGGGCCGTGGGGCCGCTAAGAATGCCAAGATTCTCTCTCGTGCAAAACAAAGCATGACAGCAGAAATGCAAGACCGTCTTGCAGCTAGTAGTTCTGCCCCTCTGGGGATCAGAATGTTCACTGCCTCTTTTAAACTCGAACCTGAAAACCAAGGAGAACTTGAAATGTCTGCCGAATTCACCGCCCTTATGGGCAAGTTCACAGAACAAAACTCCGAACTGGCACAGAAAGGTGTTGAACTCTCCAAGGCTACTGAAAAGGTAACAGCTTTAGAGACAGAAAACACAGCTCTGAAAGCAAGCGTCAAGGAACTGGAAACAAAAGTCCTGTCCCTCGAAGCTGGCAAAAGCGAGTCGGTACAAGAAGTTTCTGCCAAGCTGGCAACAGCTGAAAAGGAACTGGCTGACGCAACTGAAAAGTTGCTGCCACATGCCCAAGCCGCATTGGTGGCCTCTGGTGTACCCGAAGCTGACCTTCCTAAGACCTTGACAGCAACTGCTGCCATGATTGAAGAAAAGGGCCTGAAGCTTCACCAAATCATCCAAGCTGGTGCTGCCTCGAGTGGTACTAAAGCAGATGATAAGGACGTTGGTAACACCCGCGAAGCCCTGATCAAACAAACATTTTTCAAAAAATAACCCTGAAGGAGACTAAAAATGGCTGGAATTATCGGAAGAGGCGTAACCCTGCGTGGGCTTAACCATGAAGACTTCCACTACACGTTCAATATCTCTGGCACGGTATCCCGTGAAGACGAGGGCATGGCTGTGTGCATCGACACAGCTCTTGCGAACACCGCTAAAGCTGCAACCGATGGTGCTCTGATTCTGGGCCCAATGGTAATCTATGAAAACCGCGTCAACGAAGGTATCAAAGTTGGTACTGTCGCGTTGAAAGGCGGCTTCGTATTCACAGTCGATCCAAACGCAACTGCGTCTTCGCCTGATGAAACCCCTGCTGTAGGTGACTACTTGGTTGGTGCCGTGAACACTGCTGGTAAAGCTGGCTATGTTCGTAAGGCCACAACTGCGGAAATCGCAGAAGGTAAACGTAACTGGCTGGTTGTCGAAGTGCTCGGCACTGGTGCTACTGTCGTCGCCATTGGTGTATAAGGAGAAAACTAATCATGGCTAACCATAAATCCCTGTCTGAAATCAAGCCAGTCAAGCTTGATGATATCGCAAACGGCCTGACTGGTTCCGCCTCCGCCGAGGCTGGTGTTCAGTTGGCTCGAGACGCTGCCTCCTTTGGCATCGGTGTTAAAGACTATCTGCAACTCGCAGTTGGTCGTGAAGAAAACCGCGCTGATGGTTTGGACGGTTACCAACAACTGTTGGTGAAGCTGAACCTGCCAGTGAAGGACGACTTTGCCAACGGCATTCACCTGCAAGCGGCCTCAGACACGTTCCAAACCCATCCGGGTACTCGTGCTCTGTTCCCTGAAGTTATCGATGACGTCATTCGCTATGCGAACCGTCAAGACAACTTCGAGAAAGTTGAACCTCTGTTGGCTAACAGCCGTACAATTAACGGTACGGAACTGTTGTCCACAGTTATCGAAGATGACGAAGATGCCCGTGGCACCTACAGCATCTCCGAGCTGGGTAACATTCCGGTTCGTACCATCCGGACAAGCCAGACCTCGGTGACGATCTATAAGCACGGTTCCGGTATCCGTACATCCTACGAATTCGGTCGTCGTGCTTCCATCGATCTGTTCATCCCTCACGCAAACCGTGTAGCCCGTGACTTGGAAATCTCCAAAGTCTTGGCCGCTACAAGCATCCTGATCAACGGTGATGGTGTAAACGGTGCTGCTACAGTGATCCCTCAGTCCGGCTATAACACCGCCACAGGTTTTACAGCTGCCGACGGTAAGATCAACTGGCCTCACTTCCTGAAATGGATTGTCAGCCGTGCTGAGAACCGTACTCCAATCGATACAATCGCCATGAACTGGGACGGTATGTTCCAATACATGATGATGTTCGGTGCCAACGCTCAAGGCTCTGCTGGTACGACCTTCGGTCCTACACCAGTTGAAAGCTTGGCGAAGGTCGGTATGGACCTGAGCAACATGGGTCAAGCCATGGGTCTGTTCCAACGTATCACACCTGTTCTGTCGAGCGGCGTACCTGCGGGTAAACTGCTGGGCTTCAGCAAGGGCGATACTCTGGAAGAGCTGCGCGAAGCTGGTTCCGACATCAGCGAAACCGAACGTGCGATCAAGAACCAGTCGATGACAATGGTCAAAACCGAAAACACTGGCTACAAGCTGGCGTACGGTGATACCCGTTCCATCTTCCAGTTCGACGAGTAATCCACTTCGTCCAACTAGGACAAATAGGCCCCGCCCCTGTGGGCGGGGCCTATGCTAAACGATAAAGGAGTTCAACATGAAGCCTAAAAAAGAGAAGGAAAAAGTAATGAAGTGTATCGTAGAAACGACGGGGATGTTTCTGTTGGTAAACACTAATGGGGAAGAAGTCCGTGCTACTCGCCCATCCGTGGTAACTAACACAAATTTCATCGAGACGCGTCTCCAGAAAGAACAACTGAAAATTCTAGCCCGTGGTCTGCCTGACAGCGCGACGGATGCTGAGTTCAAGGAATTCTTGAAGGCCTCTCCTGACGACGTGAAGCTGGCAGTAGCCTCCTTCTGTGGTAAGTTCGGTTTGACAATCGACGGCGATAAAGCTGACTTTGCAGACCAAGCCCACGAAGAGCACCAGAAGGCTGTAGAGCGCAAGCGTAAAGAAGAAGAGAAAGCTGCGAAGAAAGCCCAAGCCGAGCAAGAGAAGAAAGCCAAAGCTGATCTTGAGGCTTCTGCTGAAGCACAACGTAAAGAGCACGAAGAGAACGAGAAAGCCACCATCGAGGCCAATCGTATTCGCGCTGAGAACAAAGCTGCTGCTGCAGCTGAGGGTGTAACTGAAAACGAAGACGCTGAACTGAAAGAAACAGAAGGCGAACTCAATTTGGAGACACCACAGTAATGAGATACGTTGCAGCATCAAAGCCCTACACACAGCACATTGACTTCATTGTCAACGGTGAACTCGTAACCCCAACCAGTGCGACGCTGACTATCACGCGCAATGACGGTTCGATTGTAGGAAGCTATGATGCTGCAACGCTCACTATCCCACCATCGGCGACTTCCGTCGATGTAACTATTTCTGGCACTGATAACGGTATGACCCTCCCTTACGAGGTTCGGTATATCGCAGTGGACTTTATCTATAACGGCCACGTTTATTACACCACGGATGTCTATCAGCTCCGTACTCAGACGAACTTCCCGTTAGACCCACAAACAATTCGCAACCTGCTTGGTGTCACGGAGTCTGAAATTCCAGACAGTGCGTTCGACATCATCGGTAGCTACCAACAGGTACAGGCTGATGTTCCCGGCGTGAACTTGGATTTGATCTTGGAAGGTGGCACTGCGCTGTTCCCTGTATTGGTGAACGCCGTTGCCTTAAGAGCCGCGATGGATCAAGGGACCACAATCCAGAACAACATGTTCCAGATGGAACAAGCCGATAACACTCTGTATCGCCGCTTCGAGAACATTGACTTTGACGAACTGAGAAACTCTCTCAGCGCACGTTACTACCTTCTGCTGAGACAGCTGCTGGGTGAAGACACCTCCACTGGTGGTGTTGCCCCAACTCTCCTCTCAGTGGTCACTGGAGCTGATCCTGTAACAGGAGAATAACAATGAGCAAGCTGGCCGACGTCGGTCTTAAGTTCCAAGGTACGTTCAGCATCTTGAATGGCCCTAAGTTCAAAGGACAAATCCTGAGCATTCCTGACACCTCGCGTGTTAGCAACTTCCTGTCCGCGAGACGATACCTCCGCACTGGTTCCGTAACCTTAGTCCGCCCCGGTATGGTTGTGATCATCAACCAACTTCGCTACATTGTGGCCGAGCACGGCGATGGGTTCTTCAAAGACGAGAACATCTACAAACACTTCAAGCTGTTCGAGATCGACGAGAGCGTTGAATGGTTGGGGGCACAGTCTCTGCGCGATCCGGTTACTGGGGTGAACTCCACCGAGCGCACCAAGAAGAACGGGACAGTTTATCTTTCCACCCAACCAAAGTCTGGCATCGAGGACGAGCTGTTAATCACTCACCCGATGAAGACAGCCATCTGTAACGTACAGCTTCGCGTTGACGATAAGGTCGGCGGCTATGTCGTCACCAAGTCCGACAAAGTGCTGGGCGTATGCCTCGCGGAGCTTAAGCTGGTATGACAACCACTTCTGAACAGATCAGAGTAATCGAGACGAAACTTCGCCAGCGTATGGAAGAAGGTTTCAATCGTGCCGTTCAGAGAAACCTGATCTCAATTGAGAAGCAGTTGAACAAACTGCAGAACGACTTCTTCACGATCATGGCTATGAAGATCGTTGACACCCCGAACCCTAAGCTCGGCTCTGACAACCCATTCTGGAAGCCTCTCAGTCCTGACTATGAAGACGAGAGAGATGACCGCTTCGGCATTGATCCCGGCAACTTCTACGAATACAGCGGGGCCATGAGAACAACGCTCGAGGGCCTCGACGCCGAGACCATCTTTGGCAAACCACTGGTCCTATTCCGTATCGGAGACGTTGGCTCAACTAACCAGACATTCGATTCCAAAGGTGGTAGCCAGATCAGATACAAGTCTGGTCGTAAGGCTCCGGCCAACGCTAAGATCGATGTTCTGAAAGCCTATATCACCGTGGACCTTTACCCTCGGATCAAAGGTGCGATCACCAATGACGCAGTTCTGAAACGCCTATGGTCGGTTCGCACAACACGACAGTCTGGTAAATCCAGATCAATTCCTCTAAACTACAAACTGGACAACTACCAAGGTCAAGGTGACCGTCCGTTTCTTGCTCAATATTTACAGTGGTGGATGAAGGGCCGTGCCCGTACAATCGTCCGTCAATCCGTGGGGTACGCGAAATGAACTATGAAAACGTAATTGCCAGTCTGCTGGCCCACTGCAATCTTCATGTCTCACAACTTGGTTTGGAGGAAGAATTCGAGACGTTCGACTTTGACCGTCACGCTTCGATCAATGATCTGCCTGATCAGAAACACCTGATTGGTGTTGGAGAGATTGGAATGAATAACGCAACTGAACTCTTTGATGTCAGCTGCAGTTTCATTGTGTGTACAACCGTGGACGACACAAAGCTGACACACCTGCGTAAGGTGATTGGGGTTCTGTTTGATAAGCTGACACCGGGAAGAACTTACATCCCGATGCTGGATGCTAAAAACGGACAGAAGATTGGGCAACTGCTTGTCATGGACGACGTAGCCCTTCTGCCTATGGCCCGTTCGAAGGGTCGTCCACTTCAGGTGATTTCCGCACGGTTCGCTGCGACTTTGACTCAGCCATAGCCAACGCCAGTCTGTTGTTGTCGTCTTCGACTTTCAAGGCTTGACGGATCAGGAACTCAATCTCGCCAGAGCGGGTGCGACAGGAGAACTGGCTTCTCTCGTCAATCAGGTCGTAGAGCCCTCGTGGAAGGTGGATGGTCTTAGGACCTTTTTTATCTTCAATCATAGTCAATCCCCACTGTTAAATTTATACTATAAACTAGAATAGTCTAGTAGGATAAGAATATCAAACATATTCAATGAGGAATTTAACTATGGCTGGTTTAGCAAAAACAAACGACTTCATGCTCTCCACAGCTACCGTAATGCTCGGTGCTGCTGAAGACCTGTACAACCTGAACCCACTGGATCACTCCATTGGCTTGGTTAAAAACTTCACAATGACCTCTGAACCAGCTTATACCGAGCTGACCCAAGGCGTGAAGAACACCATCGTTTTCTCCGTTCTGACATCGAACCCTGTTCGTGCCACAATGGAAGTCTACGAATACACCTCCCGGAACTTGGGTTATTCCTTGGGTCTGGAGAACGCTGAAAACCTGACAGCTCTGACAATCCAAACAACGACTGACGCTGCTGTTGACGGCGATGTGTCCCCAGCTGAGTTCGACCTGCCAGTTACATCTGGTACAGGTTTTGTGGTTGGCGACTACATCATGATCAAGAAAGACAACCTTGACGACTTCGTAGTCCGCCGCATCGTTGGCCTGACAGGTAGCCCTGTTGACACACTGGTTGTCGATGAAGCCCTGCCAGACGTTCCGAACGGCAGTGTTGTTCTGAAGGTCAACGCAATCGGGATCGGTTCCAAAACCGAACAGCCTTTCTACTCTGCCAAAGTGGCGGGTAAACTGGCCAACGGTGAAGAGATCGTTATCCTGATCCCTAAAGTCCGTATTACTCGTGGCTTCAACCTTGCCTTCTCGTCTCAGGACTATGCGAACTTGCCGTTCGAATTTACTGTGTACGACTTGGTGAACAGCGACGTGTTCTACAGCAAGTTCAACGGAGATCAGGCTCAGATTATCCGTCAGTAATCGCTCGGATTATCGCCGCTCCCCATCGATAATCCTTGTAGCGTAGGCCATCCCCTGATATATTAGGGGATGGCCGTTTTTATTATGGGAGCTACAAATGACTGATAAACCAGAAGTTAAGATTTTACCAAGCCGCTTTCAAGTGGTGACCGCAACCGGACCTAAAGAGGTCTTCATGTCCGCTGGCCTTGTACGCCTGTTGGCGGCAATCGTGGAACATGAGAACAACCTGTTGGCTATGTACGCTGACCCAACATTGCAGACTGTCTTGATGTCCACAGCATTGCAGGACCGCACAGCCCGTGGTGAGCATTCAGCGATGGATGCTTCTCCAGTTGAGCTGGAGATCGATGTTGAAGAAGGTGAGAAACTCATTGAGTGGATTTCCGGCCATGTGCTCAATTTTTTTACTCGGAATTCCGAGATCGTAGCCCGGTCCCTGCAGGAGGGTCAACCTCTTCAGAAATTAACGGCCTCCTTGACTGGTTTAAAGGACTCTCAGCAAGAGAAGCTATCTGCTGGGGATACGACACCCGTCTAAGTGATTTGGACATCCTCCTGTGGGAAAACACACAGGAGGATATCGAGAGTAAGATCAAGCTGAAACTCGGATTTGAACAAGCTAAGTCAGCTCAGAACTTCCAGATTTTAGCTACTGTCGCCTCTAAAGCCCTCGGTGGGGGTGAGAAAGAAACCGCACCACCTCAGAACTTTAGACAAGCAGAGCAGCAACTGGCTGCAGTATTTGGTAAGAAAGGTTAGTTGAGTGGCAGATCGTATTGACGTAGAGCTCTTAGCCAGACAGAATGGTTTAAAGGAGGCTCTTACAAACCTCCAGAAAATCCGTGAGCTTGCTCAAGGCACTACGGCTGCTTTCAACCAGAACATCAATAGCATCCGTGCTATTAACACCGCGCTCAACGCCACCCGTAGAGAAATGTCGCTGTTCCAAAAGAACCTAGCGATGATCTCTAAGGGTGGGTTGGACGTTCAGGCTACCAACGCTAACAACGCCCGTATCCAAAACGAAATCCGTGCGCGTTACCGTAACCAGACGGCAATCGAAATCAACGAGATGACCAAGGCTCAGAAGGAAGTTCTTCGAGCTGGACAGGCATTGGAGAACCAACGTAAGAAGGTCGGCCAAGCTGGGATGTACTCCAAACCGGAAAGCATCTCCAACGCTATCAAGACACAGAAGGATAACGTCAGTCTATCCTTCCTGACGCAAGACAACGCCATCATCAAGCGTGAGCAGAAGCTGCTTGAGCAATTGAAATCTCGCCAGCAAGAAATCTTGATGGTTGAGAAGCAACGCACAAAAGAGAACCAACGTATTGTTTCATTGCAAGAACAAACACTGGCAATGCAGAACAAAGCCGTCAACTCTGAGTACCTGAAAGCACAGCGTGATCTTCGCGTCGCAAGCATCACCGACGATGCTGGTGCTTCGCTGTTTAAAATTCAAGGAACACTGATGATCAACTACATGTTGATGAATCAGTTGTTCAACCTG